GTATAGCAGGGCGGCGGGGGAAATGCAAGGGGGCCCAGCGTAATAACGCACCGTTAGAGCGTTAGAATTTGGGCCAAAATCGGGCGAACCGGCGCAGATCGGGCCGCTGGCGGCGTTACTTGACCGTTACTCCACGGGGAGGGTGCCTTTCCCCTGTGCCGCGAATTATGGGGAGAGCAAAATGACAAATCGCTCAAAACCCGGTCACCATGTCACATTGTTGAATTACAGGCGTTTTAGGGGCTTCGCAATCGAGCGGGGCCCCGTTTTTCAATGTGACACAAAAACGGATAATTATTTAACCAAAACAGACCAAAAAAATTTAAGCAATCCCGCTCCGATTACCGCCTTCGGCGGGCCCGCTTGTCTGCTTGTACTCGTCTTCGATATATGTCGAGTAGATCGAGCCTTTTTTCCCGGTCGCCTGTTCATAGAACATCGTGATAATGTCAACGGCACTTTTTCGATCGTGAGGGTTCAGCAAGCGGAGCATAGCGATTACGTCGCTCTCCATTTGCGACAGGGGGATACCGTCACAGGAGAACTGAGCCTGTTCACTATTTCCGGCAAGGAAGTCGATCGAGACATTTAGGTAATGAGCCACTTTCTGTACGCTGTCCAGGCTTGGGTTTTGCGTCGCCCATCGCCTGATTGTTGCGTTTGAAAGATTGCACTCTCGCTCGATTTTACTGATTGCAAGGTCTTTTTCCCTTGCAATGGCGCACACTCGGTCGTAAAGGTTCATAAAATAGCCTCCTCAAAATAATTAGTGTTTAGGCATAGATTTTTCTTGACATTTAGTGAATGAGCTAATATAATATCAGTAGGTCAAAAACTTATCCACAACCAAGCATAACACAAAAAACTGAGGCGCACAACAGGGAAAGGAGCAGCAGCATGAACAGTTACAAAGTCACCTACCTCCTCAACGGGGAAGAGCACTACGATCACATCACCGAGCGCACCGAGAAGGCCGCTCAGAAGCGGGTCAAGGGCATCTACAAGGACGCCGAGATCACCGACACCGAGCTCACCAGCACCGACGTCTCGGCCACGAAGGAGCAGGAGCGGGAGACCCTGGAGAAGATCAAGGAGATGATCGCCGAGCTGGGCCCGCAGAGCTACCTTGCTACCGCCTTCGAGGGATGCTTCGAGGATGCAGAGCAGAACATCGAGGATGATGCAGCCTATAGTATGAAGGCGCGGCTCGAAATCCAGGCACAGCGGGCAATCGAGCGCGGCCACGAAGTAGACCGGCTCAAAGCCGACATCGCCGCCGCCCAGTCTAAGATCGAGATCTTGCAGAGCCAATTTGACTTCGCCAGCCAGCACATCAAGAAGCTCGAACGGCAGCAGCTCCCGGAGGAGCTCCGGCGCGACCTCTGGGTGATGGTCACCAGCGAGGCCGAGGCAAGCCGGGCTCGGATGGCAGAGGCCGCTGACAAGATGGCGGCAGGGGCCGACAACCCAGGCTGCGTACTTTTCAAGGAGTCCGTCGCCCGCTACCGCGCCGAGAAGACCAGGGCCGAGGAGATGGAGCAGCGGGCCAACGCCCTGGACGCCCTGGAGCCCAAAAGCGAATAAGCCGAAACGCCCGCGAGGGCGTCGCCGGGGGGAGCCCTACCCGGCCTGACGATGGCAGGGCACACAGAAAGGAAGGACAAGCAGAATGAGAAAACTGAAGAAAATCAACGGCTATCTGGTCGTCCGGTTCAACGACCGGGAGAAGCGCGAGTACGAGGGCACCGGCCTGGGCAACTTCGGCGTGATCGACGCCGAGCTCTACACCGGCATCCTGGACGTCGACCGGAGCGTCATGGAGTACGACGACATCGAGACCCTGGAGATCGCGCTGGAACAGGCCCGGGGCCTGGAGTCCGAGCTGGACGTGGTGGAGCCGGAGGTGAAGATCACCGTCATCATCGAGGGCGAGACCGAGGTCAGCGAGGAGGACGTGGAGCCCGAGAGCCTGTTCAAAGGGCACCGGGCCACGCTGGAGGCTCAGCTCAGGCATGGGCCGCACCTCGACCTCGACCCCCTCACCGCTGCCCATGAGCTCCACGGCTACGCCAGGGCCTTGGAAGACCTGGGAATGATCGACGGCCACGACGAGCGGTTCCTGGTGGAGCGGAACACCTTCGGCGCGACGGCCCCGCCGCCCGACCAGCAGGAGGAGGCCCTGGCGTACATCTGCGACGAGGTGTGCAAGTACCGAGAGGGGCGCACCCAGGAGGAGCTGGACGGGATCTGTGCGAAGTGCAAGGTGGACAGGTGGGCCGGGGCCCCGCCCACATTGACGCCCCAAGAGGTGCGGGAGCTGCGCCACCTCCGGAGGCTGCTGAAGAAGGTGAGCGACTACGTCAACGATGGCGGGCCAGCAACACCGGGGAGCAGTGCGCGGCGGCTGGAAGTGAAGCTGCCGGAGCGCATTACGCCCGAAACCCTCCAGAAGATCATGAACGCCGCCCAAAGCGGAGAGTCGCCCCGGGAGACTTTTGAGAACGCACCCTCGGGAATACGGAACGACTACAACACGAAGAAGGTCTACGCCCTGGGGCTCGCGCTCGTCGAGGAGTGCCCGGAGAACGATTGCAAGGTTTACCTTAACATCTTCAACATGGCCAGAGAGCTGGACGCCGCCCTGGGAATGATGGAGGGGAATACCTCACCGGCCTTGGCCCTGCGGTCGGCCCTCATGGACAGGCTCGGGGAGCTCTGGGAGATGTACAGTAAGAACCACGCCGTCCAACAGTACAAGGAGGGGATGCAGAAATGACCGGCCTGGAGATTATCAGAGCCCCCGGCACCACAGTGGAGCAGATCGCGGACATCGTTGCGGAGCACTGCCCGCCCGTCACCCCTGAACACTGCGACAAGCTCTCCTGCCGGGAGTGCTGGCTGGCATGGCTGGCCACCGGCGAGCCCCCGAAGGAAAATGGGCCGTCCGACAAGCAGACGGCCCCGGACGAGGAAGGTCTGCACCCCAACCTCGTCGAGATGTACGCCAAAGCACACCGCAGAGCTCAGCTTACGCTTCGCGCTTACGCAACTTGTAGCTCAGACACTACTTCTCACCCTTCTCCTGGGCAAAACGCTCAGCGACAGACACCTGCGCCTTGAAATGCCGACCCAAGAATGCTGAAAACTCTTTCTCATCAAGAATCCCCTTCTCGACCAGATAGTCAATCAGAGCCCAATACTCGGGCTGCATCGAAAGTCTGATCGTGTTAAGGTGATCGACGCCAGCGTTCCCGGTTGACATTTCATGAGAGCACTCATACAGAAAATCCTTCATTAGTATCCACCCCCTCCCTGGGCAGGAGCCCAGCTCTATTGTACCAGCCCGGGGAGGAAAAGGAAAGGAGCGCAGCATGGAAAAAACCCAGAAACTTGAGAACGCGTGGGCCTGGGCCCGGGACGCCCGGCTCACCGCCCTCCGGCAGAAGCGGGAACGCTTCGCCGCCCCGCGCAACCCCTTCGAGCCCCGGCCCGGCATGGAGGCCGACTTCGAGCGGGTCAACCGAGACATCACCGCCCTGAACACCATCCTGGGGGCGATCGAGGACGCCCACTCCAAGGCGCGGGGGGAGGCAGTGAAGCGCAAGGCCCTCCGGTTCCGCGACATGGCCCTGGTCTTCGGGCTGGCGTCGCTGGCCACGCTGGGCATCGCCGCCGTGTTTATCACAGTCGGAGCTCCAGACCCCATCACCCAGGCGTCGGCGGTCATCGGCACCAGCCTCTCGCTGGGCTGGGCACTCAAAATCGCCTGGAAGTAGTTCTAAGACCCACATCGCAGAAAGGAGGACGGCGATGAAGAGCAGCAACACCCTCACCCCCTTCGGCAAGCTGGTGGTCAAGGCCCTGGTTGACCAGGACATGACCAAGACGGAGCTGGCCGGTCAGATCGGCACATCGCCGCAGCACCTGAGCCGTATCCTACACGGGACGCGCCCCGGGGGAAAGCACATCCCGGCGATCGTCGCCGCCCTCGCCCTCGACCCCCGGAAGGTGGAGAAGGCGATGGCCGCATAACAGCAGAAGGGAGGGACGGCAGTGCAGGACGCATATATCACGCTGGAGGAGGCCGCAGCCTTTGAGGGCATCAAGTACAACACCCTCGTCCAGCGTATGAAGCGAGCCCCTAATCAGTACGACACCAAGACCCAGGCCCGCGAGGGCGGCGGCAAAGATCAGGTATTGATCTCCGTCGCCTCCCTGACGACCAAGGCGCGGAAGGCGTGGCGGGCCACCCAGAAAGTAGACGGGAGGGATGTAATCATAGACCGCAGAGCAACGGAGGCGGCTCCCTGGTATGTGACCGCCGACCTCAATCACTACATAGACGGCCACAAGAAGGCATACTACGAGGCCGTCGAAGCGGCCCGCGTGGTGCAGGAGTTCATCGACTACGCAGGGCCAGAGAAGCGCACCGACCTCGCTGCCCGGCTCGCCGTGGGGCTGGGCGTCAGCCCGCAGAGCTTCTACCGCTACCAGACACAGGTGCTGGAGGCCAACGCCTGGGCCCTGAAGCTGGAACGGGAGGACGGGCAGTGCCGGGACTACTTCCGGGCCCTGGCACTCTGCCGGAAGCCGAAGGAGGCGGACACCTTCCCCAGCCTGACCCCGGAGCAGCGGGCGATCATTGAGAATATCTGGTTCGACAAGCAGTTCGCCTCCAACCTGGGCACACGGGAGATGCTCTACGAGAAGTTCGAGGAGATCGCCCGGGAGCGCGGCTGGCAGGACTACCCCTCCACCAAGACCGTGGGACGGTATATCAACTACCTCATGAGTACCAGGGGCGCAGCCTCGGCCCATTTCCTCGCAGCCAACGGGACGCGAGAGTGGCGGAACAAGATGATGCTCAAGGGCAAGCGGGACGCCACCACCCTGGAGGTCATGGAGCTCCTGGTGGGCGACGAGCACACCTTCGACCTCTGGGTACAGTACACCGCCCCCAATGGCAAGGTCAAGGCCGTCCGCCCGGTATTGGTGGCCTGGATGGATATGCGGAGCCGGGACATCCTGGGCGACGTGATCTGCGTGAAGGCCAACGGCGACACCCTGAAGGAGTCCCTGGTGAAAACGATCTACACGGCGGGCGTCCCGAAGCGGCTGCTCATCGACAACGGCAAGGACTACACCAAGCAGGAGCTCACCGGCCAGAGCCGGAAGAAGCGGAACATCGACTTCGACTTCGACGCCGAGACCGTGGGCTTCTATCAGAGCATCGGCATCCTGGGCGTCGACCGGGCCCTCCCTTATCAGGCATGGGTCAAGGCAGTGGAGCGGTTATTCGGAACGGTCTGCTCCCGGTTCTCCAAGTGGTTCGCCTCATACACCGGTACCCTCACCGGCTCCAAGACCGACGCCAAGCGGCACAAGGACGTGGAGGGTATGCTGGAGCGCGGGGAGCTGCTGACCATGGAGGAGTTCTATGAGGTCTGGACGGAGTGGAAGGAGCTGCACTACCGCACCCGGAAGCACCGGGGCCTGACGGACGCCAAGGAGAAGTGGGTCACCCCGGGCGAGCTGTTCGCCCACGGCCCCCGCTATGAAAAGGCGGCACCGCCCAGGGAGTATGCGGCGATGCTGCTCATGAAGGCGGACACGGCCCGTGTGACCAACCAGGGCATCACCAAGTTCGGAGTCCTCTACACTGACTACGAGCTCTGCTTCTGGAAGGACAAGAAGGTCAAGATCAAGTGGGACATCGACGACGTTTCCAAGCTCTACGTCTACGACTTGGAGGGCCACAAGATATGCGAGGCGGTCTCCGCCGAGGTGCTGGGCTTCGGCGAAAAGTGCTCCCAGGCAGCACTGGAGAAGCTCATGCGCGACCAGAAGCGGCAGTACCGGGAGAGCGTGGAGGCCCTGGAGGACTTCACCACACCTTACGAGGTACGCATCGAACAGGGCCGACCCTCCGACGCTGTGGGCAAGCTCGACCTGATGATCGGCCACGCGCCCAGCAGCAAGATTATCTCCCTCCCGACAGACAAGGAGTATCGCGGCGAGGTCGCCGCCCAGAGCAGGAAGAAACGCAGCGGGGCCGGGGACGAGTTCCTGGCGTCGAAGGCCGGGGACGCCCTTGCCAGACTGAGGGCCATAAACGAATAGGAGGAACATCATGGAAGTCACAGCAGCAGAGCGCACCACCACCTACACCGGGGCCCAGAGCCTCGCCGCGAAGATCAACGGCTACATCGTGGCCCAGCGCACCAGCATCGCCGCGATCGCCAAGGAGATCGGTTACAGCCGGGTCACCGTTTCCCGGTATCTGGCTGGCAAGTACGACAGCGACCCCACGGGCATCGAGGCCAAGCTCGCCGCATTCCTGGCGGGCCAGACCGGGGAGGAGGTGGAGCTCCCGCCGCCCCCGGAGCCGGGACAGAAGGGCGGGCAGAAGCCCCGCTTCTACGAGAGCCGGGACGCCAAGGCCGTCCTGGGCGTGTGCCAGAGCAGCCAGGAGTATATCGGGCTGGGCATCGTGGTGGCCCGCAGCGGCTACGGCAAGACCTACGCCCTCCGGGAGTACGCCAAGCTCCCCCGGGTCGCCTACATCGAGTGCGACGACACCATGAGCAGCCGGGACTTGGTGGAGGCGATCGAGCGGAGCATCGGGCTCCCCAACGGCTACGGCACGATCTGGCGCAGGGTCAACGGCATCCGGGAGTTCTTCAACACCAACCGGGGCTACCTCCTCATCATCGACGAGGCGGACAAGCTGGTGAGCAAGTACACCCAGAAGAAGATGGAGATACTTCGGGCGATCTTCGACCAGAGCGACGTGGGGCTGGTGATCGCGGGCGAGCCGAAGCTGGAGGCCCAGATCAAGACCTACCTCGCACGAATGGCGAACCGGGTCGACTTCTACGCCTCGCTCCGGGGGCTGGCCCCCTCCGAAGTGGAGGGCTACCTGGAGGACTTCAACATCACCCCGGACGCCCTGCTGGAGCTGAAGGAGCGGGCGTGTAATATGCGGACGGGCTGTTTCCGCCTCCTCGACCGCACCCTCTCCAACGTGGGGCGCATCCTGGCCGAGCAGGGCGAGGACACGGTCACCGTGAAGATCATCGAGCAAGCGTCCTCCATGATGATGCTCTGACAACAGGGGGCCGGGACAATGAAAATGAGAAAGCAGCGGCACATGGGCGCGGCCCTGGTGGTTCTCTCCTGGCTCATCCTACTTCTGGCCGCGACCGGGGCGACCCCCATTGACCAGGACGCCACCGCCGCAGTGCTGCTCCTCCCCCTGGGGCTCTACATGATCTTCACGGAGCAGTATATTTTGTACCCCTGACGCCGACCGGCGCGGGCATATAACCGAAAGGAGCTTAGACATGGCAAGAAAGCGAGTCATTGAGGAGCCGACCCTCAAATCCTGGGAGGACGTGAACGACGCCCTCCGTCAGATCGCGGAGGCCCAGATCGCGCTGGGCGACATCGAGAGCGATATGCAGAAGCAGATTATCGGGGCCCAGAAGGTGGCCGAGGAGCAGAGCAAGCCCATCAAGGACGCCCAGGCCCGGCTGGAGCGGGAGATCAAGGCATTCGTCACCGAGCACCGGGACGAGATGGGGAAGGCGAAGACCATGACCCTGACCTTCGGCGAGGTGGGCTTCCGGCTCTCCACCTCCATTTCCCTCCCCCGGGCGAAGGAGAAGCTGGAGGAGATCATCCGCCGCCTGAAGTCGCGCCAGATGCACGACTGCATCGTGGTGGAGGAGAAGATCAGCAAGGACGCCCTGAAGAAGTACGGCGAAGACACGGTCAACGCGGTCGGGGCCACCTGGAAGCAGAGCGACGTCTTCGGCTATGAGGTGAACATCGCCAAGCTGGAGCAGATCAAGGCGGGCGGCTGAGAAAGGAGGCCCGAGGAATGGCAGCAGCACGAACAGGGCGCAAGCAGCCCTCCATCCGCACCCTCTGGGCGATCGCCAAGTCGCCAGAGCTGCACATGACGGATGAAGACCTCCATGCGGTCGTTTACCGCGAGACCGGGAAGGAGTCCATAAAAGCATTGACCCAGGGTCAGATCAACGAGGTGGCCCGCGTCCTCCAGAATATGAAGGACGGGGTCAGCCGCAGCACCCGCCCCAAGCGCACCGACGAGGGCGGCGACGCCCGCACCATCCAGCAGCGGCGCAAAATCTACGCCCTGACCGAGTCGCTGGGCTGGAACGACAACCCCCAGCGCATCCATGGCTTCGTAAAGCGCATGACCGGCGTCGACCGGCTGGAATGGCTGAACGTGGCCCAGTGCGAGAAGGTGATCGAGGGGCTCAAGGCGATCCTGAAGCGGCAGGAGCGGAAGGAGGGGGAGGGATGAGGGCGGCGAGTGACCAGGACATCCTGGCTGCGCTGGGCGGCATCATTGAGATGCAGCGCACCGCCCGGAGCGATGTGGAGGTCTGTGCCGAGACCGGGCTTGTGTTCCTCCGCATCTATTACCAGAAGCTCCCGGAGTCCGTCGCCCGCCGCCTTACGGAGCTCAACCCGGTCGCGCTGGCGGCTATCCCCGGGGCGACCGGGCACAACGGTTCCGAGAAGGCCCGGAAGAACATCACCTCAAGCGTGGCGAGCGACGCGGCCTTTGCCCAGGTCATCCGGGCAGCGAACATCTACCGCAAGAAGCTGGGCCTCGGCCCCCTGGGGGCCGACGGCAAACCAGGGCAGACGGAAGGAGGCAGCAACAGTGAGTAACAGCGAACAGGCCGGGCGCGTGTGCCCGATCTGCGGCAGGAGGTACACGGAGCGGCCCGCCCTCTCCCGGGCGGACAACGCCACGGACATTTGCCCGGACTGCGGGATGATGGAGGCCCTGGCCTCCATCCCCCGAAGGCGGGAGGGGCCCGCCGAGCGCACCCGGAGGGCCGTGTACGCCACAGGCAACAGGTGGGCGATTGAAAACTTCAACGCCACCCACGGCTGAGAGGGGGCTCACATGGCCGGAGTATATAAGGGCCGGTACTGCGCCCGCTTCTACTGCGACAAGGTTCGTGAGCGGCGATGCTGCGCTGACTGCTGGCGTCGCAAGGCCCGGAAGTGTCGCGGGGCCTGTCAGAATGACCCGAGTCGGTGCGGATTGCAGGGCAAGCCCTCGGAGAGGAGGCGGCGGTCATGCTGACCATCACCCTCCAGGTGGGAGCTCCGCCCGGTCAGGCGATCGGCGTCAAGGAGGACATCGCTATGAGACTGGAGCCTCTGGGCGACGTGCGTGTGGTGTCCATCACCGAGGACACGCCGGAGCAGCTCCACGTCGCGGGCTACGGGGCCGCACAGGGCCCGCCGAAGCGTTAGGGGGCTGGAATATGGCAAAGAAACAGAAGCGGCTCACGCAGCGCGAGAAGGCCGAGAGAGCGGCCATTAAAAAGCAACTCCAAGCGGACGGAGTCCTCCCGCCCAACAAACCCCGGCTCAATCGAAAGAAGTTCGCCCGGGAAGCGTTCGAGGCGTTTGAAGCGTTCTACACCTCCGAGCCCATCCGGGCGGAGCTCTCGCTCATTAAGGCGATCGGCTTCATGGTGGGGCCGGACATGAAGGAGGTCTCGCCGGAGGAGGTCGGCGTCCTCAAGCTGCTCAAGCTCGCGGTTGAGTACAACGTCTTTCTCAGAAAACTTGAGAGCGAGGGCCGCACGAAGTACACCTACGGGGAGCTCATTGACGAGGTCATTCTCCCCATCACCAACTTATAGGAGGTAAAACCACCATGGCAAAACTGACACCTGACGCGACGAGGACGGAGTGCGGCCTCGTCATCAACGAGAAGATCATCCCCTGGGGGGCCAAGTGGCCCAAGGACTCCGGGAAATACAAGAAGGGCCAGAAGTTCAAAGCGGACAAGCGGCTCTCCGGGGGCACCGGCAAGGTGGCGGGCGTGACCATCCACAACACCAACGACCTGGAGAATGTGGAGGAGGACGCGGAGCAGTACACCCGGGCGACGTGGCCCAACGCCAACATGAACGACGCCCGCGTCCATTACTATGTGGACGACATCAATGCGTGGCAGAACCTGGAGGACACCGAGGTGGGCTGGCACGCCGGGGACGGCGGCAGCGGCCCGGGGAACGGGACGACCATCGCGATCGAGATCATCATGGACGGCTCCGGGAGCAAGGAAGACTTGGGGGCCGAGGCCAACGGCGTCATCCTGGCTGCGCTGCTGCTGAAGAAGTACGGCCTGACCGTGGAGCAGCTCTACACGCACAACCACTGGATGGGTCACCCGGACGCGATCGTGCAGGGGGCCCGGAAAAACTGCCCGCTCTACATCCTCCCCCACTGGGAGCAGTTCAAGGCCAAGGTCGCCGCGAAGCTGGCGGAGCTCAACGGAGCGGGCACAGACGCCCCCACCGAGGAGGCCAAGACGGCGATCATGGGCGAGGCCCGGGCCACGGCGCAGCAGATGGCCCTCTACTGCCGGAGCAAGAACGCCGAGCCGAAGCTTACAAGCTGCTCCCTGGAGGAGCTGGCGGAGATGTATCTGGAGGAGGGCAGGGCCGAGGGCGTCCGGGGCGATGTGGCCTGGGCCCAGAGTCTCCATGAGACCGGCTTCTTCAAGTTCGGCGGCATCGTCCAGCCGGGCCAGAACAACTTCGCGGGCATCGGGGCCCTGAACGGGAACACCCAGGGACAGGCGGCGACGTTCCCCGACCCGCGCACCGGCGTCCGGGCCCAAATCCAGCACCTGAAGGCATACGCCTCCAAGGAGCCGCTGGTGAACGCTTGCGTCGACCCGCGCTTCTCCCTGGTCACCCGGGGTTCCGCCGAGTTCGTGGAATGGCTGGGAGCCTCCGACAACCCCCAGGGCAAGGGCTGGGCGGTGCCGGGCAAAGGCTACGGGGCCAGCGTGGTGAAGCTGCTGGGCGCGGTCATGGCCCAGGAAACGCCACAAAGCCCCGCAGAGCCCCCGGAGCCCGACCCCCTGGCACAGTTCCCCGAGTGGCAGCGGGAGGGCCTGACGCGGCTTGTGGAGGCCGGTATCATCAACAGCCCGGACGTCTGGGCAGCTCGCTACGGGACGCCGATCACAGTCGGCGAGATCTTCGGCATCCTGGGCAGGATGTGCCAGACGCCGGAGGAGTAACAGGAAAGGGGCGCGGGCATGGATGATCTCTCAAAAGAGCTGACCGTTGAGATGCTGCCGGACAACCAATGGAAGCAAGTGGCGGAGGAGATCGGCATTGAAAATTTCTGCAAGATGCTGAAAATCGTCGGCGGGGCCACCCTTTACATCCCGCAGCTGGACAACATCCTCCGCCCCGTCCGAGACGCCCGCATCAAGGCCGAGTTCAATGGCTGGAATTACCTCGAATTAGCGAGAAAATACAGCATAACAGACCGGCTGGTTCGGAGCATTTGCGGCCCCGGGAACGTGGAGGGGCAGCTCGACTTGTTCGGCGAACAGAGTGACACATCTTAGAAATAATTCTCTGAAATGCTTCATGCGGACATTTCACGAAAAGCATAGTACCCTAAGACTACAGGCTTCGCCTGTAGTCTTATTTTTTATGCTTGAAGGAGGCAGAAAAACATGAACATGGAGATCATCACCAGCGCGGCGAGCACCGCACTCGCCAACATCGTCCTGGCCGTCATCGCCCTGGCCGGGGCCTATGCGGTCTACTACATCCGGCTGGCCGGGGCCCAGGTGAAGGCGCAGACGAAGAAGATCGAGGACGAGAGTGCTCGGGCACTTCTGGAGGACGCCCTGGACGACGTGGAGCGGCTGGCGACCAAGGCGGTCGGCTACACGGAGCAGACTGTGGCGAAAGCCCTCCGGGAAGCGGTCAAGGCCGGAACAGGCGACCGGGAGAAGCTCCTGGCCCTGGGCCGGGACGTCTTCAATGAGGTCAAGCGCGAGATCGGGCCGGAGACGCAGGAGATCATCGTGAAGCACCTGGGCAGCTTCGACCACTATCTGGAGCAGTGCATTGAGAACGCCGTCCTCAAGATCAAACAGGCCGACCCCTATATTACACTCCCTGGGGCCCTGGTGGACGGCGTCGGCGAGGCCGAGCTGAAGGAGGGCGTCGGCGGAGCTGTCGCTGAGTAAGGAGGGCCCCATGGACGTCATCCAAATCACCGCCGTTATCGGCGCAGCGGCGTCGCTGCTCTGCACCCTGGTCGTTGGAGCCCTGACCTACTTCTTCAAGAAGACGCTGACCTCCTTAGAGGACGCGGACAAGAAGAACGCCGCCGACATCCAGGCAGAGGCCCGGAAGCGGGAGCAGGAGCTGAAGGAGCTGATCGGCCAGTTCAACGACCTGAAGAGCGATATGCCTCTGGTCTACACCTTGCGGGAGGACTTCATCCGCAGCATGAACAGCGTCGACCACAATATCAGCGGGCTCGACCAGAAGCTCGATCAAGTTCTCCGGCTTATGACATCCTTCGGAAAGGAGGGGTAAATTATGGCCTTTATGGACGAGACCACCGAGCTGGAGGTGGAGAAGAACAAAGCAATCCGGGGCTATATCGTGCGGGCCCTGGCCCGGGGCAACAACGGGGCCCTGCTGGTTCGACAGATCGTCAACGCGCTCATGGCGGACAACCTCATTATGACCCCGGACATCGGCAAGTATCTCAAGTACCTGGAGGACGGCGGCTACATCGAGTTCACCAGCCGCTCCGTCAACGCCTACAACGCCTACCGGAAGGACGCCGTGGTGCAGCTCACCAAGAAGGGCATCGACTTGGTGGAGGACACCATCCAGGATGGTGGGGTCAATGTCTGAAAAGAAACGCCGAAGAGGTCGTGTACACTCCACCATAGACGACCTCCCGGAGCCCCTCAAGTCGCAGTTCGAGGTAAAGCTGGCAAACCCGGCGAACACCTACAACGAGCTCTCCGAGTGGCTGAAGGGCGAGGGCTACTCCATCAGCAAGTCGGCGATTGGCCGGTACGCAGTACGGACGAGGGAGGCCGCGCAGCGCGTGGCCGAAACCCTCCAGCGCACCCAGGCGATCGCCCAGGCCGTGGAAGCGCACCCCGATCTGGACTACACCAAGGCGGCGGAGCTGGTGCTTATGGACGGCCTCATGCAGCGGGTCAGCACCGCCGAGGAGGAATTTGACGAAATGCCGCTGGATAAGGCCGGGCGGCTGATTGCATCCCTGGCCCGAAACGCCACCTACGAAAAGCGCGTCCGGGCCGATCTGAAGAAGAAGGCGGAGCTGGCCTTTGAACAGATGGAGGCGGAGCTCATGGCGGCGATCAAGCAGCACCCGGAGCTGGCGGGTGAGCTGCACGACGTCCTGGCCCGGGCGCGGGAGAAGGTGTTGACGGATGGGGAAGATTGACCTGAAGGAATACCTGGAGCGACTGGAGGAGCCGGAAGACCGGGAAGCAGTCGCCAACCGTGACTACCAGCGGGAGCTCTTTCTCGAATATGTTGTCCGCGACAGCAATTTCCCCGAGCGTCGGGCGGAGCTTCTCCGGGACTTCAAGGCCGGGCAGGAGCTGACCGGGCCGAAGGGACTGCGCCGGAAGCTGGGGGCGATCGACCTGGAGTATTTTGGGCGGGCCTACCTCGCCCACTACTTTGTCCGAAAATCCCCCGCGTTCCACGGCGAGCTCGACCGCATCTGGCGGGAGGGCGTCCTGAAGGGGCTCGACCCCACCGTCGCCGCGAAGGAGATCAGCCGGGCGGACGGATGCAGGAGGGCGATCGAAGCCCCCCGTGGCCACGCCAAGAGCACGACCTTTACCTTCAAGGACTCCATCCACGCGGCGGTCTATGCCTACAAGCACTACGAGATCATCCTCTCCGACAGCTCCGAACAGGCCGAGGGCTTCCTGGCGGACATCAAGACCGAGTTTGAGGAGAACGCAGCTCTCCAGGAGGACTTCGGGGAGCTGGAGGGGAAGGTCTGGAAGTCGTCGGTCATCCTGACCGCCAACGGGGTCAAGATCGAGGCGATCGGTTCCGGCAAGAAAATCCGTGGTCGCCGCCACAAGCAGTGGAGGCCCGACCTCATCGTCTGCGACGATCTGGAGAACGACGAGAACGTCAACACGCCGGAGCAGCGCAAGAAGCTCCGGGACTGGTTTTATAAGGCGGTCTCCAAGGCTGGCGACACCTACACGGACATCGTCTACATCGGGACGCTGCTGCACTTTGACGCGCTGCTGGCCAACGTCGCCAAAAACCCCAGCTACAAGGCGGTCAAGTACCGGGGCGTCATCAGCTTCGCCGCCAACAGCGAGCTCTGGGACACCTGGGAGAGCATCTTCACCGACCTCGCCAACGAGAACCGGCAGGATGAAGCCCGGGCTTTCTATGAGGCGAACCGGGAGGCAATGCTGGAGGGCACCGCCGTCCTCTGGGAAGAAAAGCTGTCCTATTACGACCTCATGGTTATCCGTATCTCCGAGGGCGAGGCCAGTTTTAACAGCGAAATCCAGAACGACCCCATTGACCCGGAAAACTGCACCTTCCAGGAGGAGTGGTTTGACTTCTGGGACGACGACGGGAAGCAGCAGCCGGACTTCTCTGACCCCCGCTTCCTGTTCATCGGGGCCAACGACCCCTCCCTGGGCAAGAACAAGAAGTCGGACACCAGCTCCATTTTCGCGCTGGCCAAGGATACCGTCACCGGCTATATCTACGTCGTGATCGCGGACGTGGCCCGGCGAAAGCCCGACCAGATTATCGAGGACGCGCTGGAGGCGAGCCGCCGCCTGAAGCGGGACTTCAAACGGCCCTACTACAAATTCGGCGTGGAGACGGTGCAGTTCCAGTATTACTTCGCGGAGATCATGCGGCAGCGGGCGGCGGAGGCTGGCGAATACCTTCCCATTGAGGAGATCAACAGCACCCAGAATAAAGACGCCCGCATCCAGTCGCTGCAGCCCTTCGTCAAGAACGGCTACGTCAAGTTCAGCAAGAAGCACAAGACCCTCCTGAAGCAAATGACTGAGTACCCTATGGGCAAGAACGACGACGCCCCGGACGGGCTCCAGATGGCCGTGAAGCTGGCCCTGGACATCAAGGTCGGTCGGAGGGTCGAATACAAAAGCGTCGTCGCCCGCGCCCTGGACTTCCGGCGCGGAGCCTACTAAGGAGGCGAGAGCTATTATCCAAGAGAACACCATCATCCACGGCGACAGCCTCACAGTGCTCCGGGAAATGGAGGCCGGGAGCGTGGACGCGATCATCACCGACCCGCCCTATGGTATCAATTACGTTTCCCAGACCGGGGCCAAAATCAAGAACGACAAGTCGCCCTTTATCTGGTTCCTCTATGACGCCTTCCGGGTTCTCAAATCCGGGGAGTCGGGCCGGGGTTCCCTGGTCTGCTTTACCCGCTGGGATGTGCAGCAGACCTTCATCGACGCGATGAAGCTGGCGGGCTTCCAGGTCAAGAGCGAAGTGATCTGGGACAAGGTGTTTCACGGCATGGGCGACACCAAGGCGGCGTTCGCCCCCTCCCATGAGAACATCATCTTTGCGGTCAAGGGAAAGTTCAGCTTCCCCGGGCACCGCCCGAAAGACCTTGTCACCTTCCAGAAAATCAACAGCTCCCAGATGGTACACCCGACCGAGAAGCCCGTGGGCCTCCTGGCCAACCTCATCACCAGCGTTACCAAACCCGGCGACCTCATCCTCGACCCCTTCGCCGGGAGCGGCTCTACCCTGGTCGCCGCCAAGAAGACCGGACGGCGGTTCATCGGCGTGGAGCTGGACGACGACTTCTATCAGATCGCGCAGCGGCGCATTGAGGAGGCTGTGGAATGAGCAGAAGAAAGCGGCAGCGGCAGAACGCTCAGGCACCGCCCGCGCCCCCGCGCCGTCCCGATACCCAGGAGATTGCCGTTGCCCATGTGACGGACAAATACAGCGAATACCCCAGCAACGGCCTCACCCCCGTCAAGCTGGCTGAGATACTCAAGGAGGCCGACGCAGGTGACGTGCTGCGGCAGATGGAGCTGTTCGAGGAGATGGAGGAAAAAGACCCCCACCTGTTCAGCCAGCTCCAGACCCGGAAGAACGCCGTCACCGGCCTGGACTTCGAGATCATCCCGTTCAGCGACGACCCCCGGGACAAGGAGATCGCCGCCTTCATTGAGGAGCAGCTCGGCGGCATGGAGGGCTTCGAGGACGTGGAGAACGATCTGCTGGACGCGATCGGAAAGGGCTTCGCCGTCTCGGAGATCATGTGGGGCTATGACGAGGGGCACGTCGTCGTCACCCAGATCAAGTCCCGGCACCAGAAGCGGTTCTTCTGGGACAGCCTGGACGACTCATTCAAGGTACGCACCCAGGAGCACTCCGAGGGGCTGCTGCTCCCGGCGAACAAGTTCATCGTCCACAGGTACAAGGCCCGCAGCGGGCACAGCTCCCGGGCGGGTATCCTCCGGGTCGTGGCCTGGATGTACCTGTTCAAGAATTACGACCTGAAGGACTGGGTCAGCTTCGCCGAGGTCTACGGCCTCCCGCTCCGGCTGGGCAAGTATGCGCCCGGGGCGAGCGAGGCAGACAAGGTGGCCCTCATGCAAGCCCTCATCCAGATCGGTGCGGACGCGGCGGGCATCATCCCGGACGGCACCACCATCGACTTCATCACCACGGAAAAAACCAGCTCCACCGACCTCTATGAGCGGCTGGCCCGTTACTGCGACGAGCAGATCAGCAAGGCTATCCTGGGCCAGACCCTCACTTCGGACAGCGGCGGCGGCAGCTACGCCCAGAGCAAGACCCACAACGACGTCCGGCACGACCTGACCGTGGCTGACTGCAAGGCCCTGGCCTCCACCCTCCGGCGTGACCTCATCCGGCCCCTGTGCATCTTCAACTTCGGTGAGGACAAGCGCATCCCCAAGATACAGTTTGACTGCGAGGAAGGGGAAGACCTGGAGCAGACCGCCAACATCCTGGACGTGCTCATCGGGAAGATCGGGCTGCGGGTACCCACCAGTTACATCTACAAGAAGTTCAGCATCCCGGAGCCGGAGGCCGACGAGGAGGTCGCCGCACCCCGGGCCGCAGCGGGGCCGAGCGTCCTCCCGTTCAAACAGGAACCGCCCGCGCCGACCATTGCGTTGAAGGCCGGGGCCGACGCAGGGCCCGGCACCCAGGCGCATATCGACCGGCTGGCCGACGCCGCCGTCAGGCGCGGAGCTGGCAGCTTCAAGAAAGCCTTCGCCCCAATTCTCAAAATAATTGAGAATGCGGGGAGCCTGGAGGAGCTCCGGGACATGATGGAGGACGAGAAGGCTGTCGCCGAGCTCTATAAGGCGATGGACGTCACCCAGGCGGAGGAGCTGCTCCAGAAGGTCATGGTGTACGCCAACCTGGAGGGGAGGGCCCTGGAAGATGGACGGCATTGACACGATCTTCAGCCGGGAGGACATGACCTTCCAGGAGGCTGTGGACTACTTCAAGGAGCGCGTCCCGGTTACGGCGGAGATCTTTTATCAGATCGCCGAGGAATACCGGGCCCTGGCCTTCACCGTCAGCGGCTACACCAAGGCCCAAATCCTCAAGAAGTTTTACGACGAGCTGCTCTCCGCGCTGGAGGAGGGCAGCACCCTCCAGGAGTTCCAGGCCAATATGAACGACTTCCTGGAGTCGGAAGGCTACGAAGGGCTTAACCCGGAGCAGGCCGATCTGATTTTCCGCACCAATATCCAGACGGCCTACAATGTGGGCCATTACCAGCAAATGACCGACCCCGCCGTCATGGAGCTGCGTCCCTTCTGGCAGTACGACGCGGTCAACGACTCTCACACCCGCCCCAGCCACCTGGAGATGGATGGGCGCGTCTTCCCGGCAGACTCCCCCGTCTGGAATACCTGGTTCCCCCCTAATGGCTTCAAGTGCCGCTGCACCGTGAAGACGCTCTCCAAGCGTCAGGTGGAGCAGCGGGGGCTGACTGTGGAGACCTCGTTCCCGGCAGTCGCGCCCGACCCGCACTTCGGCACCAACCCGGCAAAGGTACGCTTCGAGCCCGACCTGAAGGACTACCCGGAGCCGCTGGTGAAAGCCTACCAAGCCCGGCAAAAGGAGGGAGCCCCCAAATAGGCGCACAGGGGCCCACACAGCGACGCCAACGCCGGGGAGGGTAAAGTTACGGGGCAGGGCCCCGGGGGCCGTTGTGGGGCGTACTAACGGCGTTATAACGGGGCGCGGCGCAAGCATGAAGGAGGACACCGGAAAATGAAGGACTTTTTTATTCTGAAGGGCGGCGGCGTGGAGCTCACGGGAGCCCCGGAGACCATCACCGTCCTCCCCCTGGGCCACGTCGTCAGCTCCAAGGGCGAGTTTGATGTGGACGAGGGCAGCTTCCGGGCAATGAAGGCGCAGATCGCCCAGCGCGGCGTCGATCTGGTTGTGGACTACGAGCACCAGACCCTCAAGGGGGTCGAGGCCCCTGCCGCTGGCTGGGTGAAGGAGCTGAAGCTGGAAGACGGGAATATCGTGGCCGTCGTTGAGTGGACGCCCCGGGGAGCGGAGTATCTGAAGAATCGGGAGTACCGCTATCTCTCCCCTGTGGTCAATGTCCGTAAAACGGATAACAAGGCTGTCGGGCTGCACTCCCTAGCCCTGACCAATACCCCCGCGATCGAACACATGACCCCGATTGTCAATTCGGATAATTTTGAAGGAGGACAAGAGAACATGGATTTGCAGAAGCTGGCCCAGCTCCTGGGCCTGGGCCCGGATGCCACAGAGGAGCAGATCATGGAGGCGCTGAAGGCGATGGCTGCGGAAAACCGGAGCCTGAAGGAGCAGTCCGGCGGCGAGGCCACCGTTGCCAACAAAGCGGTCTGCGAGCTACTGGGCCTAAAGGCCGGGGCTCCCGCAGAGGACGTGACGGCAAAGATCATGGAGCTCAAAGGAGGCACCATTGACGGCGTGAACGTGCTGGCGGAGCTGAAGACTCTGAAGGAGCAGAACGCCAGGCGGGATGCGGACGAGGCCGTCACCCTGGCGCTGAAAGCCGGGAAGATCTCTGCGGCGCAGAAGGAGTGGGCCCAGAGCTATGCCCTGTCGGACCCCAAGGGCTTCTCCGCCTTCGTGGAGAAGGCTCCTCAGGTGGTCCCCATGGGTGAGTTTATCCCCGAGAGCCCCCTGGCCCTCAAGTCCGGCGCACCGGACGAGATTACCTCGCTGGTGTGTAAGCAGCTTGGCGTCAGCCGGGAGGACCTGGACAAGTACGGGAAGGAGGAGTAAGTCACTATGGGAGCTTTGACTAACGTGAGAGATACCGCCGAGGTCATGAACGGTTGGCGGCAGCTGGTGCTGCCGGTAAAGGCCAAGACCCCCCTCTACCAGGGCGCCCCGGT